TTAGGGATAAAAGAGGCTTCATCAATTACGGAAAAATGAAATTTTCTACCACGTAAGCTATCTAATCTTTCTCCTGTATAGAATTCAATTGTACCATCATTAGGAAAATTTATTCTTAAATCGCTGCGGTTATGCTCAAAAGGTATTGTTTTAACCAATTGGTCAAAAAATGTTTTCGCTAATTTATAGGTAGGAGTAATATATGCAACTCTATGACCTAATAAAGCATTAGATATTATTTCTATTTGAGAAAGTTCACTTTTACCAAAACGTCTACCACACATAACAACCCGAAACCTTGCTGAACTATCAAGGATTACTTGCTGGTTGGTATGCGGTTCAGGTAGGTGTATCGTCATAGAATTGTCTTACCCTTCACAAATATTACCTCTATTTTATTATCTGTGCTTATTTGTGCCGTTTCTTTCGGCTTACCATAAACCCGAGTAAGCAAGGTATCTAAAGAATATAAACTACCCCTACGCAAACTAATCCGCATAGCATTTGCAATAGTTTTTTCTAATATTGTACTATTATCATCTTCCCAAACCTCTTTAAGTTCATCCATATTCATCGCCATCATATTCTGTATAGTATCATTTATCTCAGATAACTTATAACCTTGCTCTTTTAGTATTGTGGTATACTTTCTCGGCCTACCATTAGGATTGCCCGATTGCCCTTTCTCGTATTTTTTCCCATCGTGTGGAAATGCCATATGTCTGTATTTTGTCTGTTATTCAGGTATCCAGCTATTTGACCAATCAGTGTCGATTATAATTTCGCTCTTATGGATACCCATTCTATTTGCTAATCTCACTACCTCTTCCTTTTCCATACCAAACTCTTTCATAATATCGGAAATAGGTTTACCTGCTTCTATTTGATATTTTACGATATCGCCCATTTTAAGTACTGCGTGTGTTCCTTTTGCTCGGTTCATCCTAACAGTTGTTGCGAGGGGATTATCGGGGTTTAGTATTACTACGGGTACTTTGCCATCGCTTAATTTATAAACGTCTTTATCGCCACTAATAGTGTATCTATGAAATCCATCTATAATTGTGTATTTTGATTTACTTTCATTGTCGGTTAATCCATTAATATGTATTGTTTTATCAAATACAATTATTGGAAATAGCCATCCATCCTGTAATATGCTTTGTTTTAAGAGAGCCATTTCGGGGGGTGCTACCTTATTAGGATTGTATAGATTTGGCGATAGTTCTTTTCTATCTACCCATTGTACGTTAGAGATTGGCATTTGTTTCATATGTATATTTTTTTAATCTTTTTAAAAATTGCTGATAAAATTCCTCTATTTCGCAATGGTTAAATACAAAAGTTTGTATCTCGTTTTCTAATATAATAGTAATCATACCCCAATTTATTATTATACCTGTTTCCTCTACTGCCTTGATATAGGCTGCAATCTGTAATGGGTAATCTTTCAGCCAATATTTACTTTTCTTTTTTCCAGAGCCTTTAAAGTCATTTAATATTACAATACCATTTTGTGCAAATATACAATCGTATCTACCCTTGTATTTATGTTCGTGATTAAATATAGTTTGCTCTCTACTAATTATTTGAAATTGATTTAAATGATTTTTAAGTGGCTCGTGTGGTATATCTAATCCTAATGTATAATCTTCTACGTATTTATCGTACATATGACCTCTATCTAATGCTGCCTGACTTATTCTATCTGCCTCTTCATAGCCTATACGTTGTCGCCACTTTTCAAGATTTTGTATATCCCAAATAGGTTTTGTAGCAGCTAATATCCTTGTAACACTTGGATATTCATTAGGGTCTATCATTTTGCAAAGTATTCTTTTTTATATTCTTCTGTTGCGTATAAATGTATTGCATCTTCCTGTGTGATATTTTCTTTTTTCATCGCTGCTGCTCTTTCATTATCAGGAAATTGTCTTGCTTTAAAATCGCCTTTGTGTGCTATTTTACAAAGCCACCTGTACGATATACCTGTTAATGGCGATGCTTCTGTATCACTAATAGGATATTTACTTCTAAAATTATGCAATTTAATATACCTATTAACATTCTCAATTACATATTTTTTTTCTTTTCCACTATATGTATCTATAATATATTTCAGATATTCTTTCCAATCTAAATCGTCAGGCTTTTGTATACCGCCTACTCCATATAACTCTGTATTTGCATATCGCCAAGCGGTTGCCACACCTGCAACACGATTAATCATTTTATGCCATAAATCGGGGAAACACTCTGCATATATCCATAACCCACGCAAAGGTTCTTCCCCAAAGGGGGGGCATACACGTTGAGTTAAAAACTTATTATGTAGTTCTGTCTTATTAAATATATCGTATGTCTTATTATAATCAATACCCCATTCGTGAACTAATTTCCAAACATCTTGACTGCTCCAATCATATATTGGATGCGCGATTGCAAAATGACCATACCTTGAAATATAATTATCATTAACCTTTCGCGATACTGCCATATGCCTACGTAAACTCTCTTGTGTTCGTACACCTGTTACATCGACTGTTGTACCTTTAGATTTTTCTGCCCGTAAACTTGTAAACTCCTGAAATGATAATCCTTTATAGAATTTAGGATGCTCTTGTATAGAAAACTGTGGTATTTCACGAACCCATAATTCTTTTTTTTCTTTATCCCAAGTATACCAGTAAGGCTCTTCATTTGAGGATGCGTTTCGATGCTTAAATTCTAAGCAATACCAATTTAATTTTATATCGGGATGATTTCTTACTCTTTCAACATATTCTATTGTTGTCGGGTGTATAGCTTCTTCATCATAGAAATTAGCAATAACAGGTAATTTATTTTTTTCTTTAGCTACTCTAAGAGCAATATTTAATACAACAGTGCTATCCTTACCCCCACTAAACCCAATCTCGACATTATCAAAGCTATCGTATAAATATCTCATTCTTTCGATTGCAGCATCGAGAACATTATTTGCCTGATATTTCTTCTTTCTAATTTTTGCCATTACTTAGTCATTATATCTTTTAAGGTATTTGCCGAAATTCCATTAACTATTGTTCTATTAATCATAGGGTGGAATTCATCTTCAGGGCCAAAATCACTATCGGGATGAAATGCAATTACATTCATTGGCTTATCAAAAGTTTTAAATGCGTGCTGGCCTATCGGATATTTATTTCCATCTAATCCTTCTGCATATTCTACATTATCCCAAGCCTTAATAACAAATATCATTTCTGGTTCAAGTGGTAAATTACCGAATGGAGTAATACATTCGCCATACCCACTTGCTACTATTCCAATCCTATGACTTGGATGCGTATGCTGTGTTTGGTCTATACTATGCGGAAAGTGTAAATGATTAAGACAAGGTTGCCCTTTTTTTACAGGACTAATTAATAAACTATCCGTACAACCATCAATATATTTTAAACGACCTTTCTCTTCAATAGGGCCGCCAAATGTAGCGTATGCACTGAAATCTGTTTCTTTATAGTACTTATCATTAATGACTTCGATAAGAATACAAGACCCTTTAGTATCTAAAGAGAAACTAAATTCTTTAGATAAGCTAAAATACATACCATCTGTAAGAAATATTTTAGGCGCATCGTACCTATGTATACCAATAAAGCCATTATAAACATAGCCATAATAGGAGTAATTAGAATTCAGTTTAACTCCTTGCCCATTAATAACATTGTAATATCTGATTGGATATTTTACATTATTACTATCATCAAATATTAAACCACTATTAGCTTTACCAAAACTTATAAAGGCATTATTTTCTTTTCTCATATTATTTATTTTTATTTTGATATACTCTTACTAATTCCATTAAGGCATCTTCTGTTTTTTCAAATAAGAATTCTCTCTTAACCTGATTTAATAAATCTAATAAAGTTAATTTATTTTCGTGTAACATTACTAATTCAAATAAACTATATCCTTCGTCGGTAATTTTTGGTGCATCTGTTGTTGTTTCCTCTACTTCATCTTCTACTTCTAATAATTCATCTTTTCCTTTATTTATCCATACATCTAAACCCCAATCTTCTAATTGTGTTTCATCCCATTCGTTTGCTAAATTTTCCCAATCCCACTCCCCGAAGCCTACATTGTCCTTAATGATAAATTCCTTTTGTTGTTCTTCGGTTAGATTACTTGCCTTGATGATAGGTATTTCTTTTATCCCTGCTTCTTGGCAAGCCTTTAACCTCATATTGCCACCTAACACAATCATTTCATCATTGACTACGATAGGTCGTATTAATAACATTTCTGGAAATTCTTGTATACTTTTTACTAACTTTTGAAACTTATCATCCTTAATTATTCTCGGATTATTTGTGTTTGGTTTGATTTTGCCAATCGCAACTTTTTCTGTTTTCATATTATTTTATAATTGTTAGTTGATTGATATTTGGCAGTTTCTTGCGCCCATAGTTTATCGCACTTGCTTAACCCTTCATCTTTCATTCTTCGATACGGAGTGTCTTGTCCTACATCGTGTCCTATAT